TAATCATCAGGTAAAGTTGCAATATTGTTATTAATAGAAATTGGTGGCAATGTAACCACCAATTTCCTAATATCATCTCTTGACCTTTGGTTTGTTTCAAACCCTAAATATGACATAGCTCTAGGTTTTGCAATTATCTTAACAAACAATTCCTGAGCTTCATTTAAAACCCAGTCAATCTCAGGAACTAATAAGTTCCTGTATTGTTGACTGTCTATTTTGTTTAACTTCTTTTTGAAGTCATAATGCATACCTTTTATAGTCATAGCTAGTATTTATATACCAAAAGCAGCTTTTAATGCAGTAGATACAGAAGAACCAGTTTCAGCACCTAGTACCATTGCAAATCCTTTAGTATCAGCAGTACCAACTCTTTCTACTTTATCAGTAGAAAATTCAAAGCTAATAGTATCATAATTAACACCATTTTCAAATTGGTAAACTAAGTTAGGATGAGCAACACCATCAGATAATCTTGGTTGGTGGTTAAGATCAGAGTATAAACTCATGCAATCTCTCTCCTCAGCTCTCATATCATATCCAGCTCCAATTTCAAAACCTAATGCAGTTTCTTCAGTGAAAGCAATATTAACATTACCATTAACTACAGCATTTACTGTTAATGCAGTACCTCTAGGGTATACATAATTAACTTCAATGTCTCTGTATAATGGAGTAGCTTTAACTTTACCTTTGATAACTAATACTAACTTTTCAGAGTCATTAGTATCATCATCATCAGTGTTATCAGCTTTTTTACCATCAATAAAAGATTGGATAGCAGCTGAATCAGCTAATTGAGTTCCACTTTCAGTTTCTACTGATGCAGTATAAAAAGCAGAATCAACAGCAGTTATTTTATCAAATAACATCTTAGTTAAAAGATGATTTTCATAAACACCTTTACCATCACAATCACATAAGCATTCTAACTCTTGTGGAGTAAGCTCAAAGTGAGTATCTCTGTGAGTCCAAGTGAAACCATCTCTTCTCATTAATTCATCATCATTAATGTGAATTTGTAATAAAACAGATTTAGAACAATCACAGTTTTCAATGATACCTTTCCAAACATTTCCTGTAGGAGCTACATACTCTTTAGCAACTAATTTAGAAATTGTGTCTTTTTTTACAGTATCTAAACCATAATAAATTTTACCATTTAATTTAGAAACTAATCTAAACTCTGCAGGTAAGTTAGCAAATGAAGTAGGAACTACAGTTAAGTTAGTTTCTTCATTGATAAATGCAAATTCTCCTTCAGCAATCTGCCCTAAATTTTTGTTAGCAGTTGTAATAGACTTTACATTAAATAATTGTTTGTTATTAGATAAAGTGCTTTTCATCTTTATTTAATTTTAGATTTTATTGTTAAATATACTTCTTGATTTTCATCATCTAGTAAAAACTCTTTTACATCTTGCTCTGAAAAACCTAAGTTAGTTTCTAAATAGAAAATTCCTTTATTTGTTTTTCTAAGAACATTTTTATAAAGTGCAGATTTTATGTCTGCTATTAAAGAAATTTCTTCAGAATCCTTTTCAAGTAGTTCAGTTAAGCTAGAAACTTTAGCTTTATCTGTTAAAATTTTATCAAACTTAACAGTCAGGTAATTATCATCTTTAGTTGAAGAATCTTCATTCTCTAAAATAAGGATAATATTTCTTTTTCTGTCTAAACTCAACTCTCCAATTTTTCTTATAAGTTGATTTTTCTTTTGAAGTTTTGTGGCTTCTATTTCAATTTCAATGCTTTCATTATAAATATAATGTGTAGCTTCTGGTTTAGAACCTGATAACATTTCTTGCTCAGAACTGTAAATATAATTGTTTACAGAAAGATATCTCCATTTTACAAAATCAATAAGACTTTTACCTGGAAACAGAAAAGATGGTGTAGCCAATAATTCTGTCTTAACTAAAGTGCTTTCCCAAAAAGGATGAGCAACACCTTTTGTCCAATTGTTGTCAATATCATAAGGAAAATTTCTTTCATTTAAATAATCAATGTCCTCTTTAGATAATCCTGTGTCATAAGTTAAAGACACAGGATTAACAAAAGGAGCAATGATATGAGCTTGAGAAAAATACTCTAAGTTATCAGAGAATTTTTTAATGTCATTCCTGTTAGGAATAGGTCTAATCTCAATTTTCAAATCTTTACTTACCATAATAAATACTTAATTTTTTATTTTATTTTTTACTGTACTCCGTTTACAGATTTAACTAATTCTCCAGTTACAGTAGGGTCAGTAATTTCAACTCCAATAGAATCTGAAATATCTACTCTATAGTAATCTCCTGAGTGAGAAGGGTTTTTAGAGATAACACCTCCAGGACCAACTCTACCTTCAACAATAGTAACACCTGCTACTTTGTTCTTTCTTACTAATCTGATATTATCTTTAGTGTTAATAGACATACCATTTCCACCTGTAACATCTAAGATAGTAATTCTTTGAGACTCTAATGGGAAACCTGTTAAAGGATCAATATCTCTATGGATAGATTTATCATCATTTAATGGGTTATGGATTAATTTAAAAGTACCACCATTTGGTAAATCAAAACAAGTGTACTGATAACCAGCTCTTAAAGAATTAGCATGTACTCCTGAAGGGTCTTTTCTATTATCATGAGTAGAAGATTCTCTTACAATAGCTTTACCACCTGACCATACATCTAATGCTTTAGCAAATTCTTTCATACCATAATGACCAGAATAACCAATTACTTCTCCTAAGTCACCTGGACTAATTCTAGAGTAAACCATTCTGTCAAAGAAAGCTTCAATTAATTCAGCAGATAAAGTTGTATATCTTTCAACATTTCCACCAAAACCAATTTGTTGTTGAATACCTGCACCTGGCTTAATTGGGTATCCTGAATCTGGATCAATTAATGGCTTATCACCTAATCTAGAATACATTGCATGAATAGCACACTCTTTGTTCATTGCCATTCTGTATTCTGCTTCTTGCATATCCATCCAAGATTTGTATACTTTACCTTTTTCATCTTGGAAAGCAATGTCTACAACAGCTTGTCCACCATAATCAGTAACTTTGTACTCTTTTCTTAACTTAACTAATGAGTTTTGATACTCAACACTAGTATAGTTTTCTGTGTGTCCACCTGATTCAGCAGCTTCACCTCTCATTGTGTAAAATCTTGTCCACTTAGCACCAGGCTTTAAATAATCTAATCTGATGAAATGTTCAGGACCTTCAGTATAAGTTTCTAAAGTGTACTCATAACCTCTGCTCTCTTTTCTTTTATCAGATACAATAACTACCTGAGATTTGTCAGAAGAACCTGGAGACCATGATTCACCTATAGCAGCTAAATCTACATCAACTAAGACTTTGATTTTTTGACCATACTTTCCTGGAGTAGCTCCTGGAGTTCTGTTTTCTAAAATAGTAATAGGTCTAAAACCTTTTACTTTCATGCTCCAATTCCAATTTAAATCATCAATGTATTTAGTTTTACCTAAACCAAAAACTGATTCTAAAATGTTTCCTCCTGATAAATTCATAGAATTTGTCTTGGAAGCAAAAAGCATTCTTCCTGGATTTTCAAAAACTTCTGGCTTAATAGCAGCATTTTTACTCCAGTGATTCAAGTCTGTCATTTTACTTGAATTGAACTTTGCAGTTCTTACCTGTAACTTACTAATAGTTTGTGGCATAATTTTTTAAGTTTAATTTTTAATCTAACATGTCTGCTAAACTCTTAGAAGATCCACCTTTTCGTTTTCCTTCTCCTGAGTTAGTTATAATACTCTGTTTGTTTCTTCTGATGTTGTCTTTAACTTTTTTAGTATACTTAGTTTTTGCATTTCTACTTATACTGTCAAAGTTAAAACTTCCATCTTCATTTCTATTTCTTAATAAAATACTTAACTGCATCATTGCAGTTTTATTTTTTGGTACTTCATAAAAAAGTTCTTTTTGCAATTCAGTTATAGTATTACCATTTTGTAATTCTATAGTTCTGTCATGCATATAAGAAACAACTTCTTTTTTATCTTTTCTGTTTATTGTTAAT